ATGTTATTTTTGATGGTGCAACGGCATTGTGTGGTATTGAACAAGCCTACAATGAAGGGGTTGTAAGTTGGAAAAAACCCGTTTCTTGTCATTTGTATCCCATTCGAGTAAAAGATTTTACCGAGTTTACCGCCGTAAATTACGACAAATGGGACATTTGTAATGACGCCTGTACTTTAGGCAAAGAATTGCAAGTTCCAGTGTATAAATTTGTCAAAGAAGCCCTTGTTAGAAGGTTTGGCGAAGATTGGTATTTGGAACTTGAAAAAGTAGCTTTGGATCTAAAAAAATAAGACTGCTTACCTCGCCAATTTATAGTTTGCTCTATTTCTAAAAATCCTATATTTTACGGGACTACATCGATTTTTAATTTTTCAAAACATTGATTTATAATTAATTATGTTTTGGATTAGAATTGCTATGTTTTTCAGACTTTGTTAAAAACTAGAGCCGATTGTGAATAAGTTTGACTTTTTATACCCGCAATATTTTACAATCTTTGTAATCCCCAAACATTCCAAAATCTAATGTATTTTCAATCAAAAAAATAAACCAATATTTATGTCTGCTATTGAACCAATTTTACAAGAAAACAAAGATCGTTTTGTGATTTTTCCAATCAAACACCAAGATATTTGGGAGTGGTATAAAAAACAAGAAGCGTGTATTTGGACCGCTGAAGAAATTGACTTGCATACCGATTTGAATGATTGGAACAATAAATTAAATGCAGATGAAAAATATTTCATCAAACACATATTGGCATTTTTTGCCGCTTCTGACGGAATTGTAAATGAAAATTTAGCTGAAAATTTTGTTTCGGAAGTACAATATCCAGAAGCTAAATTTTTCTATGGTTTCCAAATCATGATGGAAAATATTCACAGTGAAACGTATTCATTGTTGATTGATACCTATGTGAAAGACGAAGCTGAAAAACACGAATTGTTTCATGCTATCGAAACGTTTCCAGCCATCAAAGAAAAAGCAGAGTGGGCTTTGAAATGGATTAGCTCTGAATCTTTTGCTGAACGTTTGATTGCTTTTGCAGCCGTAGAAGGAATCTTCTTCTCAGGTTCTTTCTGTTCTATTTATTGGTTGAAAAAACGTGGTTTAATGCCAGGTTTGACTTTTTCTAATGAGTTGATTTCAAGAGACGAAGGAATGCACTGTGATTTTGCAGTTCATTTGCATAACAATCACTTAGTAAACAAAGTGCCAAAAGCAAGAATTACCGAAATTTTAACGGATGCGTTAAGTATCGAAAGAAAATTCATCACAGAATCGCTTCCTGCTAGTTTAATTGGAATGAATGCCAATTTAATGACTCAATATTTAGAGTTTGTTACAGACAGACTTTTGGTAGAATTGGGTTGTGATAGAGTATATAATTCTTCAAACCCATTTGATTTTATGGACATGATTTCGTTACAAGGAAAAACTAATTTCTTTGAAAAACGTGTTGGCGAATACCAAAAAGCAGGAGTAATGAATACCGATTCTGAAGCTCAAAAAATTACATTCGATGCCGATTTTTAATCGGAATTAGATTCTAGATTACCGCGCTGCGGCGCAAACAAATAATAACAAATACTCGAAAGCAAAGAAGGGATTTTTTGTTTTCTTAAAACGACAAGATTATGTATGTAGTAAAAAGAGACGGTCATAAAGAACCGGTAATGTTTGACAAAATCACAGATAGAATTAAAAAACTATGTTATGGTTTAAATGATTTAGTTGATGCTGTAAAAGTAGCAATGCGTGTGATTGAAGGATTGTATGACGGAGTTACTACATCAGAATTAGATAATCTTGCGGCTGAAACCGCAGCTTCGATGACGATTGCTCATCCGGATTACGCCCAATTAGCGGCGCGTATTGCAATTTCAAATTTGCATAAAAATACAAACAAATCATTCTCTGAAACGATGAATGAAATGTATCATTATGTAAATCCAAGAACCAACCAAGCTTCTCCTTTATTATCAGAAGAAGTGCACAAAGTAATTCAAGAAAATGCGGAGTTTTTAAACTCGCATATCATTTATAATAGAGATTTTAATTACGATTATTTCGGATTTAAAACTTTAGAGCGTTCGTATTTATTGCGTATCAATGGAAAAATTGTAGAGCGCCCACAACATATGTTGATGCGTGTATCGGTGGGAATCCACATGAATGATTTGGATTCAGTGATTGAAACCTACGACTTAATGTCGAAAAAATTCTTCACACATGCTACGCCAACATTGTTCAATGCAGGAACACCAAAACCTCAAATGTCTTCTTGTTTCCTTTTGGCTATGCAAGATGATAGTATTGATGGAATTTACGATACGTTAAAACAAACCGCTAAAATCTCACAATCAGCGGGTGGAATTGGATTATCAATTCACAATGTTCGTGCAACAGGATCGTATATTCGTGGCACTAACGGAACGTCTAATGGGATTGTTCCAATGTTGAGAGTATTTAATGATACTGCTCGTTATGTAGATCAAGGAGGAGGAAAACGTAAAGGAAGTTTTGCGATTTATATCGAAACTTGGCATGCTGATATTTTTGATTTCTTGGATTTGAAAAAGAATACAGGAAAAGAAGAAATGCGTGCAAGAGATTTATTTTTTGCTATGTGGACGTCGGATTTGTTCATGAAACGTGTACAAGAAGATACTACTTGGACCTTAATGTGTCCAAACGAATGTCCAGGGTTGTATGATGTGTATGGAGACGAATTTGAAGCATTGTATACCTCATATGAAACACAAGGAAAAGGAAGAAAAACGATTAAAGCTCGTGAATTATGGGAAAAAATTCTAGAATCTCAAATTGAGACTGGAACGCCATATATGTTGTATAAAGATGCGGCTAACCGTAAATCCAACCAAAAGAATTTAGGAACTATCCGTTCGTCAAACTTGTGTACCGAAATTATGGAGTACACTTCGAAAGACGAAATTGCGGTGTGTAACTTGGCATCTATTTCGTTACCAATGTTTGTGGAAAACGGAAGTTTTAATCACCAATTATTGTTTGATGTAACTAAACGTGTAACACGCAACTTAAACAAAGTAATTGATAGAAATTACTACCCAGTAAAAGAAGCAGAAAACTCTAATTTACGTCACCGTCCTGTAGGACTAGTCCTACAGGACGGTGACGTAAATTAGAGTTTTCTGCTTCTTTTACTGGGTAGTAATTTCTATCAATTACTTTGTTTAAGTTGCGTGTTACACGTTTAGTTACATCAAACAATAATTGGTGATTAAAACTTCCGTTTTCCACAAACATTGGTAACGAAATAGATGCCAAGTTACACACCGCAATTTCGTCTTTCGAAGTGTACTCCATAATTTCGGTACACAAGTTTGACGAACGGATAGTTCCTAAATTCTTTTGGTTGGATTTACGGTTAGCCGCATCTTTATACAACATATATGGCGTTCCAGTCTCAATTTGAGATTCTAGAATTTTTTCCCATAATTCACGAGCTTTAATCGTTTTTCTTCCTTTTCCTTGTGTTTCATATGAGGTATACAATGCTTCAAATTCGTCTCCATACACATCATACAACCCTGGACATTCGTTTGGACACATTAAGGTCCAAGTAGTATCTTCTTGTACACGTTTCATGAACAAATCCGACGTCCACATAGCAAAAAATAAATCTCTTGCACGCATTTCTTCTTTTCCTGTATTCTTTTTCAAATCCAAGAAATCAAAAATATCAGCATGCCAAGTTTCGATATAAATCGCAAAACTTCCTTTACGTTTTCCTCCTCCTTGATCTACATAACGAGCAGTATCATTAAATACTCTCAACATTGGAACAATCCCATTAGACGTTCCGTTAGTGCCACGAATATACGATCCTGTTGCACGAACATTGTGAATTGATAATCCAATTCCACCCGCTGATTGTGAGATTTTAGCGGTTTGTTTTAACGTATCGTAAATTCCATCAATACTATCATCTTGCATAGCCAAAAGGAAACAAGAAGACATTTGAGGTTTTGGTGTTCCTGCATTGAACAATGTTGGCGTAGCATGTGTGAAGAATTTTTTCGACATTAAGTCGTAGGTTTCAATCACTGAATCCAAATCATTCATGTGGATTCCCACCGATACACGCATCAACATATGTTGTGGGCGCTCTACAATTTTTCCATTGATACGCAATAAATACGAACGCTCTAAAGTTTTAAATCCGAAATAATCGTAATTAAAATCTCTATTATAAATGATATGCGAGTTTAAAAACTCCGCATTTTCTTGAATTACTTTGTGCACTTCTTCTGATAATAAAGGAGAAGCTTGGTTGGTTCTTGGATTTACATAATGATACATTTCATTCATCGTTTCAGAGAATGATTTGTTTGTATTTTTATGCAAATTTGAAATTGCAATACGCGCCGCTAATTGGGCGTAATCCGGATGAGCAATCGTCATCGAAGCTGCGGTTTCAGCCGCAAGATTATCTAATTCTGATGTAGTAACTCCGTCATACAATCCTTCAATCACACGCATTGCTACTTTTACAGCATCAACTAAATCATTTAAACCATAACATAGTTTTTTAATTCTATCTGTGATTTTGTCAAACATTACCGGTTCTTTATGACCGTCTCTTTTTACTACATACATAATCTTGTCGTTTTAAGAAAACAAAAAATCCCTTCTTTGCTTTCGAGTATTTGTTATTATTTGTTTGCGCCGCAGCGCGGTAATCTAGAATCTAATTCCGATTAAAAATCGGCATCGAATGTAATTTTTTGAGCTTCAGAATCGGTATTCATTACTCCTGCTTTTTGGTATTCGCCAACACGTTTTTCAAAGAAATTAGTTTTTCCTTGTAACGAAATCATGTCCATAAAATCAAATGGGTTTGAAGAATTATATACTCTATCACAACCCAATTCTACCAAAAGTCTGTCTGTAACAAACTCTAAATATTGAGTCATTAAATTGGCATTCATTCCAATTAAACTAGCAGGAAGCGATTCTGTGATGAATTTTCTTTCGATACTTAACGCATCCGTTAAAATTTCGGTAATTCTTGCTTTTGGCACTTTGTTTACTAAGTGATTGTTATGCAAATGAACTGCAAAATCACAGTGCATTCCTTCGTCTCTTGAAATCAACTCATTAGAAAAAGTCAAACCTGGCATTAAACCACGTTTTTTCAACCAATAAATAGAACAGAAAGAACCTGAGAAGAAGATTCCTTCTACGGCTGCAAAAGCAATCAAACGTTCAGCAAAAGATTCAGAGCTAATCCATTTCAAAGCCCACTCTGCTTTTTCTTTGATGGCTGGAAACGTTTCGATAGCATGAAACAATTCGTGTTTTTCAGCTTCGTCTTTCACATAGGTATCAATCAACAATGAATACGTTTCACTGTGAATATTTTCCATCATGATTTGGAAACCATAGAAAAATTTAGCTTCTGGATATTGTACTTCCGAAACAAAATTTTCAGCTAAATTTTCATTTACAATTCCGTCAGAAGCGGCAAAAAATGCCAATATGTGTTTGATGAAATATTTTTCATCTGCATTTAATTTATTGTTCCAATCATTCAAATCGGTATGCAAGTCAATTTCTTCAGCGGTCCAAATACACGCTTCTTGTTTTTTATACCACTCCCAAATATCTTGGTGTTTGATTGGAAAAATCACAAAACGATCTTTGTTTTCTTGTAAAATTGGTTCAATAGCAGACATAAATATTGGTTTATTTTTTTGATTGAAAATACATTAGATTTTGGAATGTTTGGGGATTACAAAGATTGTAAAATATTGCGGGTATAAAAAGTCAAACTTATTCACAATCGGCTCTAGTTTTTAACAAAGTCTGAAAAACATAGCAATTCTAATCCAAAACATAATTAATTATAAATCAATGTTTTGAAAAATTAAAAATCGATGTAGTCCCGTAAAATATAGGATTTTTAGAAATAGAGCAAACTATAAATTGGCGAGGTAAGCAGTCTTATTTTTTTAGATCCAAAGCTACTTTTTCAAGTTCCAAATACCAATCTTCGCCAAACCTTCTAACAAGGGCTTCTTTGACAAATTTATACACTGGAACTTGCAATTCTTTGCCTAAAGTACAGGCGTCATTACAAATGTCCCATTTGTCGTAATTTACGGCGGTAAACTCGGTAAAATCTTTTACTCGAATGGGATACAAATGACAAGAAACGGGTTTTTTCCAACTTACAACCCCTTCATTGTAGGCTTGTTCAATACCACACAATGCCGTTGCACCATCAAAAATAACAT